GCCAGTGGAAGACGAGCGCCAGATCCGCCATGGCGTCCTCTACGCGCTCTGCAAGACCGCGTCCCGAACTGCTTTCTTCAACAAAAAACTGATGACGACGCCTCCCGCTTCGGACAGGTCGGCTGGGTCGAGCTGCGCGCACTCAGGCGGCGTGAGGCTGGGCGAGGTGATCCGCGGCAGCAGCTTGAGCAGTTCGTCGGCATCGGCCGCGTGCAGCCGCTGCAACGAGAGGCCGCGCAGCTCGCCGGCGTTGGGCTTGCGCAAAACGATCTCGGCGATGGTAGTGGTGCCGCGCTGGATGGGCGTGTCGAGGGTGATGGTGTTGGGCACGCTGGGCGCGATGGTGGCGGTGGGCTGTTGGGCGTCGTGGTTCATGGTGGTGGCTCGGTTCGAAGGGGAAGGGCGGGGGGCGAGGTTGCGGCCTGGCGTCAGTTGACGCCGAAGGCCATGCCGATGGCGGCACGGATGGCGTCGTACTGGTCGGTGCCGCCGACGCGGAACACCATGCCGGGCACGTCGATCTCCAGCAGCTCCTGCGCGTTGACGGTCAGCTTGTAGTAGCTTGCGGCGATGGTGAACTCGTGATCGTTGTCCTCGCCGGCCTTGGCTTCGTTGGGGTTCCACTCGCGCAGGCGCCCGCGGATGACGACTTCGGCCGCGGTCACCTGGCCGGTGGCTTCGTCCTGATAGGCACCGGCGAAACGGAAGATGTTGGCGCCGACGGTTTGCGAGCCGAGCATGGCGATGAGCTGAGTTTTCAGGCCCCCGGCCTTGATGCCCAGCTCGAGCTTTTCGTGGCCGAGGTCGATCTCGACCGGGCCATGCATGCCGCCGGCGCGGTATTCCTCGGTCTTTTTCGTGATCTTGGGCAGGGTGACGCTGGGGATCTCGCCGACCCAGCTTTCTCCGTCGCCGAACATGGCGAAGTTCTTGAGTTTCTTGGGCAGTGCCATGGTGGTGTGCTCCTATGCGTGATGCGTTGACGCCGGTCAGGCGGCCTGCACGGCCGCGGCGAAGTTGGCGAGAAAGTCGTCGGTGATGGTCTGGCGAAAGCCCAGGTCTTCGAGCGGAGGCACCGGCGTGTAGCGGTAGCTGATGCGCAGGCGGCCGACGAAGAGCTCTTCTTTTGGGTTCAGGTCGGGATTGATGAAGGCCTCGAAGCCGATCAGGTAGCCGCCCGTGACGAGGTCTTTGCCCTTGGCGTTGATGTTTTCGAGCATGTCTTTCACGAGCGTGGGGTGCATGGGCTTGTCCACGAACGTGAAGTGCGCCTCCGCGATCGTGTCTGCCAGCACCTGGGCGGTGCGGGTGTAGTTCTCGAAGAAGAACTTTCCGCCCTGGGCCTCGGTGGTGCGGTTGCCCCAGAAGCGATAGCCGCTGCGGTTGATGATGGTCGTGACTTCGAGCGCGTTGAGGTAGGTCGTGTCGCTGCTCGGGCTCTGCAGGTCGAAGAACACGTCGGCGCTGATGCCCTGCGGGCCGTTGACCACGATGTTCGACAGGGTCTTGTGCCAGCCAATCTGCTGGTCGAGCTTAGCGCGCAGGCCCAACGCGTAGGCGACGGCCGGCATGGGCTCCACGTCGTTGGTGTTGGTGTTCCACGCGAGGAAGTTGGGCCAGATGACCATCAGCTCGCGCTTGCCGAACTTGCCGCGGTAGGTGGTGGCTTCTTCCTTCGTGGTGGCGTAGGCCATGCGGTCGGTCTTGCGCGCCGCGATGTAGCCGAAGCCGCGCAGCGCCTCGGCCACGACGCCGATCTCGACCGCGACGGCCTCGGTATCCAGGCCGGGCGCCCCGATGATGCGCGGCTTGTAGCCGAGCTGACCCTGCGCGGCCAGCAGCGCCTGCAGGCCGGTCTTCTGCCCGGTTGCCGTGGTGGTGCCGATGACGTTGCTGGTGGTCGCGGCGTCGTCGGCGCCGGGCTCGACGCGAACCACGATGGTGACGGCCTGTGCTTGTTGGCTGATCGCCTTCAGCGCCTTCGCCAGCGTGCCGGTGGCGCCCGCCTTGCCGACGCTGCCGCCGGGGTTGGTGAGCAGCACCGGGGTGTTGAGCGGGAAGGCCGCCGGGTCGGCCTGCGGCGCGGTGGCCACGATGCCGATGATGGCCGTGCTGACGACGCGGATGGTCGCGCCGCCTTCGTCGACCTCGAAGACGCGTACGCCGTGGTGGTATTCGGTGGACATGGGGGAGTGCTCCTAGGAAAAGTGGTTCAGGCTTGGGGCGAAGCGGTGATGACTGGGCTGGGCCAGCCTGCGCCGATGTCGTAGGTCTGAGCGGCTTCCACGGTGGGGAGGACCGCAATTGCGTCGTGGTGGGCGCGCTCCGCCGCATAGCAGGCACGAACATGGCCCGCGATGAATCCGCGAATGACACGCAGTTCTTCGAGCGACAGCTCGACCCAACCCGAAGCCGCCTTGAAATCGACGGTCTCGTAACCTTCGGATCGCATGCCCGTGATGACAGAGTTGATGCGGGTCTGATCGTCGATGCCGGTGCGCACCTTGACGCCGTTGGGCAGCGTGATGCCGCCGGTTTCGACGTCCCAGCGGCGTGCGGTGGCCCGTTCCATCAGGGTCGCGCGCAGGTCGTCGAGCGACGGTGGTGCCGGCGGTGCTACGGCGGGGATCGCGACCAGCGCCCAGGTGTTGCCGTGCGCGACTGCGCGAAACCCTTCGGGAATGTGAGGTGGGCTCTCTTCGAGGCAGTCCCCCGGAATCAGATGGACGCCGGGCTCCAGTGGCGACAGATCACTGTCGTCGAGATAGACCGGCCCTTTGTACAACCGTGTTTCCGGATCGGAGGAATAGACCGTCTTGATGTTCATGAGGGTGCCTCAGTACTTGATGCAGGCCAGTAGTGCCAGGTTGGACATGCGGAAGCGAATCCAGGTGTTGGCGACGCCCGGATCGACTGTTGCGGTTGCGAACATGAAGTTGTCGCTTGCGGCCGGTTGCCACGCGCCGCCCCCGGCACCTTTCGCGCCGGTGGGCACCGTTCCACCCGGACCACCGTTGTTGCTGATGACTGCGTCTGCATTCGCGAACGGATTGCCAAAGCCGTACGGGCCACCGGATACGCCGTCCGCGCCAGTCCACTCCTGTGACATCGTGCGCAGCCAGGTGCCTTCCTGTTCGGAACCGAGGACGCGACCCGTGTCGAGACCTCGCCCGTCGTCTATGCCCCGAAGTACGAGACCTCGGGCGTTGGGCACGTTGAAGGTTGTCGCGCCATCGCCAACGCCGAACGTGGTGCCGATGGCCGCAAAAAGTCGGCTGTACGTGGTGCGGGACACCGCCGCGCCGTTCGCTTTGATTGAGCCTGCCGGCGGGGTGGCGCGCGCCGTGTAGAACACCTCTCCAGCATCGGCATCACCTCCCATTGGAAGCTCGATGACGTGCCAGATGTCGCCGCGCCATGTCACGATGGCCGGGGAAAACAGAGCCATGCTGGTCACTACGGAGCCCGCAGGCGTCATGATCCCGTCCGCGCCGCTGCGACTGATGACGCAACGCTGAGAAGGCCCCAAGACGAATGTGGCGCCGGCCACGATTGCGTTGCCTGCGGGCAGGGTCAGGTTCACCCCGGCGGCCGAGACGCTGATGTATCGGCCCATGTCGGCGGCCGTGAGGTTCGTGCCGCCCGTGACCGTGATGTCCCGCGAGCCGCTGTAGTTGCCCAGCGCTCGTTGTACGTGAGCCGTGCTGGCGGCCTTGGCGCTGCTGTCGAACTGGCCGGCATCGACAAGGGTCAGCGGGCCGCTCATCGCGTCGCCAGCGGCCAGGATGTACTGTGCGTGGGGGTCGGCCGCTGCCAGATGAGCGGCGAGGTCGGCGTCCGTGGCGTACTGCGGGTGAGGATTGGCGTCAGCGACGTGTGCCGCCAAGTCGGCATCCGTGGCGTACTGCGGATGGGGGTTGACCTTGGCTTCGTGCGTGGCCATGGCATCGCCGAGCGCCGCGCTGAGTTCTCCAGCGGTAAAAGCCCACCGGACCCACTTCGCGGGGTCCGTGCCGGGTGCTACGTTGAGGCTCTCGCCTACGCTCTTCCAAGTGGTGCCCCCGTAGCTCACATACGCGACGTTGGGAGGGTAGGTGAACGTGGCATCCCACGGGGTGACGTTGCGCAGGCGCTGATAGCGGGTGCGATTCGCTAGCTCGCGCGGTGGGCGGTTATCGATGCCGGTGGGACCGCCAAGGACCGGGTCATCTTCTTCGAGCTGGTAAATCCCGGTTTCCCACTGGTCGGATTCGTTGAGGTTTGCCATCAGGCGCTTCCGTGGTTGTAGGCGCCGTCACGTCGGGTGGCGCCGTTGTGGCTGTTGGCGACCGAGGCATAGCGCAGCGCGACCAGATGGCAGCGTGCAGGCGCGACGGACGGCAGGAGCTTGCGCAGGCGCTCGGCCTGCGCATTGGTGATAGGCCGCTGCAAGGCGACCATGTAGGTCGCCCAGGTGCTGGCCAACGAGGCGTGCGGATAGATCCCGTCGCGGCGGATCGTCCCGTTGTGGGTGCGACCGCCGACGCGCTCGATGATGTCCACCTCGCCGAAGCCCAGCGATCGGATCAGCAGGCGGATCGCCCAGGGCGTGCCCTTGTGCCGATGGATCTCGATGGAGTTCAGGATCAGCGCACGTTTGGCGTCGTCGGACCTCGCGTCCTGCCAGGCCTCAACAGAGAGCGTCCACGAGAGCCATGGCAGCAGCGGCGCGAGGCACAGCATGGCCGTCCACAGGTGCCGAAGGCCATTGGTGTCCAGCTCCAGCGGTGAGGCGCCTGCGAGCGCCAGCTCCAACGGTGTGCGATTGGGCGGCAGCAGCCGCTGGGAAGGCGTGAGGCTAGACACGGATCACCTCTTCGAGGACGGTGATGGCCGTGACGCGAACCCATTGGGTCTTGGTGCACAGGATGTCCGCCGGCGGCTGTGTGATCTCGACACG